CTCCATGTACTTATTGATCAGAGCTGGATTCCTCAAAGAAACGTAAGCATACATTGCTCCGTTTTCTTTTCCGTATTCTGACAGGGTGTCTATCAAGAACTTAATCGCTTCTTTGCGATCGGGTTCTCTGTAGTCAAAGCTAGACACAATGAACTCTATCCAAACTGCTTTTGAGTTGGTAAAGTATATGTATCCAGCACAAATGTCAACACCGTCCTTGCAGACCATGATGCCACCTCTCCCGCCATTTGGCAAAAAGTTTCTAGAAGGTGCGGCCCATCTCCACTGACTCCACCACTTTGTGAGCGTGTTGTCGTAGTCAAGATCTGTTAGTGGCCTCGCCGTGAAACTCATTGCTACGCAAAGATAGCGAAGTTATGGGTAACTTTTGAATACCTGTGAAGAAATGGCAAATAATTCTACAGCGCTAGAGCTTGTATTTTCAAGCAGCACTTGCATGTAGTATCCTCGTGCTCCGTAGGACTCGGCAACTGCATTCTTGACGAACATGATAAAGTTTCCTACCGCTGGAACTGTTCCACCCAAAACCATGACAATGGTCACCGAGTTTGACGTTACGTTTGTTACCTGTCCAGAAACCAAAGCCGTTCCGCTTGGAATTGTGTAGATCAAGTCACCAACGCTTATGATTGAACCAATGTCGAACAAGAAGTCTATTCTGTACGTGGCTGCCGCAATCAAAGTAACAGCAGACGCATTCCCAATCCCTTGAGTAGACAACGCTTTGTAGTCAACTGTGTCTGGGTTTCTCCTAATGTACGTGAAGTAGTCTCCCTCCTTTAGCTCAAAGTACGACGCCTCCATGACTCCAGAGTTTAGGTCTGTGGTGATGGTGGTCTTCCAAGGAGAGTCTGTCTCACACGCCAGCGTCTTGAACATCTTCGACTCGCTAGGAGCGTCGTTGAATACCACAGTTACCGTTGACGGGGATGAAGCGGCTCCGTACCAACTATTGCGTGTAGCATTTGTGTTGTGCTTCCATAACTCACCGCTCTTGAACGTGTACAAAAAATTGTTCATGTTGGTCATCCATTCTGGATAGTAAGAGTGGAACGATGTCCACCCTTCTAGCATTGGTGAGTATGTAAGAGTATAATTAGCCATTACGCAAAGTTACAACATTAGCAGGCTTGAGTTAGTACCCATGCGGTTCCGCTCCACTGGTGTGCATTTGTTGGTGCCGCTTGGTTCTTGTAGAAACCAGCGGGTGCAATAGTAGTTCCAGATGAGTTCAAGTACAATGTTCCGCTTGATCCAACTGTTCCGTTCGTCCAGTATGAGTAGTATGCAGTAGACGCACAAACTACCGACTTCGTTCCAGCGTCCGTCAAGAACACCTCGGTAAGTCCAGGGGCCTCACCGGTGCATATTGCACAGCTTGCGGATGTAACCAACGTAGTAGGCACGGTGAATGTAGCTGTCTGTGGTAAAACGTCTGCAGTTTTGGTCCAGCAGTTACCGTCTGTGGTCTTGAAGATAGTTCCGTTTGCAATTACTCTCGTCACGGCATCATAAAGAACTGCACTGTAAGTGCTGTTACACAAAGTGGCTTGGTAGTAACCACCAGCTGGAGGAGTAGGAGGAGTTGGAGGAGTAGATCCGCAATTAAATACCGCCAAAACTACTCCATCATCAGAGATTTGGCAACTTTGGTTGTTGTTGATCTTGTACCACAAGTTATTGCCGTCGAACATGTTTCCGCCCCTTGCTTGCAAGTAAACGGTGTCTCCAACGATTGGGTATGTGTAGTATCCGTTGTGGTACAATGGATCCCATCCGAGAACCAATAGAGCACAAGCGGCAGCTGATGTTGCTTGTCCACTAATAAACACGTCAAATGGGGTTGCTGGGGCGTCGTTCAATACAGAAGAAACAGTTATTTGCGTAGAAGGTCCAGTGCCAAAACAGTTTGTAGCCGTGAATATGGCCTGGTAATCTCCAATTCCCTCTACCGTTCCAACAATAGTACCTGTTGCTGTGTCAAATCCAAGGCCCGCTGGAAGCGAGTATCCAGAGCATGGTGCAGTCACGGCGAGCGTAGCGTCAGAAGATCCAGAGATTTTAGTAACAGTTCCAGACTCAAAGCACCTAGACACTGTCTCTCCGCTAGACACAGTAGCTGTCTCGTAGTAACCTGTCTCACAGTTGGCTCCGTAGAACACGGCTCCGTTAGAACCTCCGTACAATGAGAATGAACTACAAGAAGAAACTAGATTATAGCTTGTTGGGCTATTTGTAGCAGGTATTTTGATGTTTACTACTTGGCCAACCACAAACTCCATGTCAGACGCGGTTACAATTGGAGGTGCAGTTTCAGAGCACACGCAAGATGCAATCTCAGTTACCACGCCAGACGAAGTAACAAACATCAAGTTCGTTCCTGTCTTGTGGTATGCATTCCCTCCGTTGTAAACGGTGGCTCCAGTAGACTCGTTGTAGATCGTGCAACCAACAGCAACTACTCCGCCGTCCGCGTTGTGATACTTGGTGGTTGACGGTGTCTGAGAACAAACGTTTGCGATGGTACCGTTGGTGGTATCAAGAGTAAACGAAGTCAAAGACGCACAAGCTGTAGTAGCTGTCCAGCTATTTGATGATAGTGGAGAGTAAACAGTAAGCACGGTTTCAGCTGTTGAGTTTTTAACGTAGCTCAAAGTTCCTGTGCTGTTGTTGACAAGTCCGTTGTATGGTGATGATAAGTTGATTTCAGAAGCTGGAACACCGGCAGCGATCAACGCGTTGTAGTTAGCAAGACTGTTAAGACCAACATAGCCAGAGTCAGCGACAACATTGCCACCCACAGAAATCGTGAATCTGTCAGGCGTAGACTGTGCGTCGTAGGTATAAGAAACTCTACCATTGTTGGCGCTCATGTTTACGATGGTCGGCGTGGTAGCCGCAACCCCGCTGTAAGACACAGATGATCCACAGCTCACAGTGTTTCTGTAGTCCCATATAAGGTACAGGTACTGCTCGTTTGATGGGGCAGAGTAAACAAATGTTCCAGAGTACTCAATGCCAGCGAGTGACATCGTGATTGGTGTTGCAAGGCCAAGAACTGTGGCGTAGTCTTCTGCAGTGTATTCTGTATTAGACACCAAGTAGTATACCTTGTTCCCGGCTGTCGGAATGAACGGGTTCAACTCAGCATCCAATGAAGACGTAGCGTCTTTGTACGCATACACGGTAACCGTGTCGCCGGGGGCGGGTATTCCATTGATTCCAGCAACGTCAGACGCAGTGTCGTAAAGCGTCACATCTGTTGGCTTGAACACAACGTCATTGAATTCATATCCGGCAGTTCCAGAACTTGTGTAGTTATACTTCTGTGTGCTAACCTTTCCGCTTTCGCTAGGCTCTCCAATTACGAATGTAGACCTACGCTTTATTACAGTAGCGGTCTGTGTGATGGTGAACGTTCTCACAACACCACAGCTCGCAGTAATTGTAAGCGTTGCTGTCCTAGACACGCCGGTGTTGTTTGCGGCGATGTCAGCGCTAACGTCTTGGTTTCCTGTTCCGCTTGATGGAGCTACGGTCATCCACGCCGGTATATTTGTGATAACCCATCCAGAGTTTGACTGAATGTCAAATATGTTTTTAGACTGAGACGTCTTGTCTACAGTCAATGTAGACGGAGTGACAACCAACTCACACGCAGATGCAGTATCGTCGTTAGATGTGAGTACATACATTTGGTTGTAAGGGTCAAATACGCCAATCTTTTGTCTGTTGATACCAGCAATAAATAGATCCTTGAACCAGTCCCGCATGCCCTGCATGGAGATTTCTTGTATTGAGTTTCCTGCAACCCTTAATGCCACACCACGTCTAGCGTCAGTGAAGAACATGTCGCTTCCCCAAACAGCAAAGCTTTCTGGGTTGTAGCTGATTCCGTACTCGCCTGGGAACGCGATTTGAGTACCGAGAATTTCTGGAACGCTAGTAACCGATCCGCCACCAGTTGAGTCGCTGAGCAAGTTCTTGCCGTAAAGCACGACAGACACCTTGTTTTCCTGGAACACGACCAAGTCTGTATCCCTAGAGTACAACTTTTGGATGCTTCCAAAGAAGCGGTCTACGTACTTGAAGTTCGCGGTAGACAAGTTGAACTCGTTGAGTCTGTTGGTACCGGTGTCTTCTCTGAACACGCCACTGTAAGTAAGGCCATTTGTAACTGACTCTTGCTCATAGTTTTCAATTGTGCTCAATGTTCTTGGGCTGTACTTCATCAATGGCGCGTTGAAGTCGTCGCGAATACGATCGCTCTCTACGCCATTTCTAAAGCAAAATGCATTGTATACATTGTCTAAACTAACTACGGCCGACTTCTTAGAAGTTCCAGCACCGGCTCTTGTTTGTGTTGTAACGTTGCCCTCGTGAAGTCCATTACTAACGCCAAAGGTTGCTCCCTCGTGGTAGATGTCCGCATCGTTAACGTCTGGAACGGTTTCAAGAATAACAGGGTTGTCAATCTGTGTAATTGTAAAGTCTACCGTGATAATAGATGGCTTGCAAGGATCTCCAGCATCTTTGAATCCCTGGCTTTCGGCATTTCCATATCCAAGAATAAACATACGAACTGCTCCAAACTTGCTCTGTGCAAGCTGGTTCATCCTCTGGCCATTGTTGAACTGGAAGAATCCGTTAGACGGAGAGTTCTGTTCACTCCTTCTAAAGTATATGCTCTTGTATCCCTTGTTGGTGCCATCAACAAGCATCTTGAACTGTATGTAAGCACCATCTTCGATGAACCACTCCTCGATGTTTGAGTAGTTAGAAGAAGAAACAAACGTTTGCTTTGCCTGCTCTCCGCCACCTACAACCTTAGTCTCGTCTATCTGGAAGGTAATTGTTGCACCTGCCTTAATTTCTAGGTCGTTATTATTTACTAGATCAAGAGGAACCACAGCACATGCACCGATAGGGTCTTTAGCAAAGATGCCTCCTGTTTTAAAACTAGTTCTGTCACCAAAATAGTTAAGACCAGAATTGCTCCTACAGTTTACTACCCACTTGTCTTTAACCGTGTGGCCAGCGACAGTAGCAAATCTTATTGCAATTACGTCAGTTCCAGTCTCGTCTCTCAAGTTCTGAACACCACCGGTAATAGTAACGCCCTGTTGTACATACGTTGAAGATCCAAACATCTTGTATTTAAATGTGTTTGTTCCGTCGATCTCAATGTAGTACCTAATGTCTTTTACGTCACTCTTTGCAAGCCAGTTGTTTGAGTTTTCGATACCCAAGTTGTTCAGCCCACTTCCGTAGAATATTGGATTTTCGATGTATCCAAATCTAGACAACAATGGGTTTGCGTTGTTAAACCCACATGTTGTTTTGTATATGCCATCTATTCTTGCAGACGTGGCTCCGATACCTGTGCAACTGTAAGAAAAGATATTTTCGTCCAAGAAGTTGAAGTTGTCGTCTACCTTTATTTTGATATAAACGCCTTCTATGTTTGGCTTGGATGGATTGTTCAAGAAGTCTTTAGGCTTGGTCTCAACCTCAAGCACTTTGTACTGCTCAGCACTGTAGGTAATGCCTGCAGAGTCAGCCTTTATTACGATGTAGTCGTTTGATTTAACCTTGTCTACGTCAGACTCGTTGATCTTCATGTAGACAAATGGTCCATCAGTATAGAACAGGGTCGGGAATATGTTGTAGTAAGAACCCTTGTTCTGCTTGATCATGACGCGATACTTTGTAGCAAAGTCTGGCGCCTCGTTGTTGATCGTCAATACTAGCTTATTGCCGGTATCTGAATTCTCTGGACCAATGTACACAGAGTTCTCTACCGTGGTAAGAACAGTGCTCATTCTTCCGTATGCGTCAACATAGCAGATACCAATTTCGTAGTCCCTATCGCTACGCATGGTCTTTACAGGCTCTCCAATTACATAAGAACCAGAGGCCCTGTTTTCTGGAACTACCTCTATTCCGTAGTTCATCTGGATAGCGCCTTTTGCTATGTCTACGATGTTATAGAACTGTGTGTAGTTTCCATAAATCAATCTGCTTCCAATAAGCTCCTGCGCCTTTGCTTTCAACGGAACGTTGTCAAACAACCGTGTCAGCTGGTTTGCTGGGAGCACGCTGTATATTTTGTTGTTCGAGAATCCGTTTAACGTAGCAGTTGTTCCAGAAAAACTTACAGCGCTGATTTTACCAGAAACGATGTCCTGGCGAGAGAAGTTGTCAATGACGTTTACGTTCAATCCAGCAGCGTCTTTAAACACCAACTGAATTTCTTTTACGACGCTAGACCCAATGTTGAATGAAACATCTACTGCGTTGTAGAAGTTCACCATAGACTTGTTGGAGCCAGTCCCGTAGTCGTACTGGAAGTCCTTTGGAAAGAATGCGACCTCAGAGAACGGAGCAAGCGAGCTGTACTCGTTGTTCTGGTACTTGTACCGATAAGAGAAGTACAAGAACTTGTCTGTGATGTTGTTTGTTTGTGAGTCGTCGGTCTTTAACGCAAGCGTAGGCGCCGTCAATGGTGGCTTTACGATTACGTTAACGTCTTCCTCTGTGAATGTATTGAAGCCATAGTTGGTCTTCGTGTCTATTCTGCGTGGCGGGTTTAGCCCGTCGGTCCAGAACAAAAGGTCGCTGATGTAGTTTACTCCGGTAATCAAGTACTGCGTATTGAAATTAAGAACGTTCGCAGCACCGGCTCTTGTGTCCATCACAAGGACAGACGTCAGGCCAGTAAGCTCGTTGTAAGACGCGATGATGTTTCCACCAACTGCCTTTACAAACCAGAACACCAAGAACTCAGAAGGCACAGATATAGATCCGATCGTCTTTGCACCTGTCAAAGAAAATGCAGAACCAGAAAAAGCAGTAGCTGCAGCAGCGAGTCCGCTAACCTTGGTATTTCCAAGCTCATTCGACAGCGCCCCGACGTCAGACCCTTCGGACGTGCCGACAGTTACGTTCATTGCATCTCTGTATTGTCCATCAGGGATCAGGCGCTCGTCCAGATCCTTGTTCATTATACCAGCTACTAGGCTTCTCTTTAATTCCATTACTTGATCCAGTTTCCTTGATTTCTCAATACCATCAAAATACGATTGGGCTTGATATTAGAAAGTCTGATCTTAGCGTTTCTAAGCATTGCAGACTTTTCTTCTCTCGCTCTACGTACAATGTACTCTTGCACTCCCACTTTGTTATTCAAGATAGCCCACTTGATGTAGCTATAAATAAAGTCTTCTGCCAACTTGTTTACCTTAACTGCGTCGTCATCGCCGTTCTCAAGACCATCAGAGATGTACTCAATCACGACAAGCCTGTTGCTCATTCCAGAGCTGAAGTTGATTACGCCAGAGGCCTTGTCAATTCTGAATGTTGGGTTAACGTTGGCAACCTCTGAGTTTAAGCCAAAGAATCCACCAAGGCTGTAGTTGAAGTACCAGTAGTCATCGATGTTCCATCCCCAACGCCCGTTTGCCCAGCCCTCGCCAGTAAACAATGTCTGTGGATATCCTTGAATTCTCTTGATGTCAAGCTCTGACGTGCCAGTGATAACGCTACCGTTCTGGTCGTACAGTATGTTGTCACTAGAATCTTTCAAGTATGCCTGTGCGTAGTTGACGCTCATGTTCTCGCTGAGAGTAAACAGAGTGCCCTCTACTTCCATAGAGATCCTTGCATAGTTAACGTAGTCTGGAGGAAGGACCAACTTGAGGTCTTCTCCAACGTTAAGCTCTAGCACCTTTACGTTTCTGGCCGCGTCGTAGTTCAGCTCCTGTATTGCACGCTTTGCGTGAAACAACACATTGTATCTCTTTGTAACGCCTATTAATTTGTCGTCGCCAACATACATAAGCATGAAGTTGTTCACTATGTCAGACAGGCTGACATACTGGTACTCTCCACTGTTGTTGGGGTCCGAGTAGTATGCTTGATTAGTTATGTATGCCATTAGCTTTGCTTAGTTTGTTCAGAGTTGTCAGATCCGGTAGCGAATTGTACAACCTCTGCTTCGCGAAGATTAACACCAGAATATGACAAAATCTTGTACACTAGGTCGTTTTGTGCGCTTTCCGGAAGCTCAAAGTCTTGATAGTCAACAGCTGACTGGTTGAATATAGGCGAGCCTGCCACGACAGTATATGTCCACTTAGGATCAACAGGGTAGCGAACATACAACGAACTGACGTTGCTCTGGATGGTCGTTGGGTAAACTTTAATATCATTTCCTTTTTGATAGTATGCGGGGTAGGCTACAGTCGGTGCGGTAATGTTTGAGTTTAACAAGTTCATCACCTTGTTCTGGGCCACAAATTCAATCTCTTTAGTGCCGTATAATACAACATTAATGTAGTACCAATCACTAGGAAGGGCAAACGATTGATTAGGGCCAGAGTACGATAGATTGCTAGATGTAGAAAATGTATCAATTGTTTCTGATATGTTTTTTTGAATGTCTGAATAACCGTCATTAGCCAACCTTCCATTTCTTTTGTTCACCCAGTTGGTGTAGTCGTAGAAGTACTGCTCAAATATCTCAAGCTGCGCTTGTTTGGCGAATAGGTTGAACTCTTCCGGTGTAATGTAACCGTTGTTATCCTTATTAAGGATAGCCATAACAGTATTTCTAACCGTGTTTATCATGTCCTCACAAAGATAGCAAAAAAGAAGGGGACATTGCGTCCCCTCCTATTTATGAAAGTTTAGACTGTACCATCTCTGCGATGGGCTTTCCCTCTTCCGAATCAAAGAAGGCGGTCAACACAGACACTGGATCATCTCCAGGCTGAATGTTCATCAGCTTGCGCTTGTTACCGGTCATGTTAAACCAAATCTCACGGTTGTTGTTTCTCATTGCAAACAGGCCAGCGGACAATGCTTTAGATGCCATTGCTGTCTCTGCCAAGTCTGGATCGTTGATCATCTCCAAGAACTGAATGGGATAGCTTCTAGCATAAAGCAAGATGTCTCTCTTCAACTCTGGCGTAGTCATTGTATCCACGACACCACCATAGATCAAACGTCCTACAGACTCCATGGTCTCAAGGCTCATCTCTCTAGCGGCGATCTGTGCGTCTAACTCGATGTTTAATTCTTCGATGTCTAGCGTGGCTTCTTTCTCTGTGTTCAACTCCTTAAACACGTCACCATTCAATGGGTGCATGTCCAAGAACTTGCCAAGGATTGGATTGCTTGCAGGAACTACCAAGTTGCCGTCCTCAAATACGATCGGCTCAAGGATTGCCTTGTCGTCCTGTTCGTCTTCAAATACTGACTTCTGGTTTCTAGAATAACGCAACGCACGGTTGGCGGTTCCGTCAAAGTGAAGCAAGGAAAAACGTTTTGTGTTTCTTGATGGAAGTGTGTAGCTCAATGGAGCCTCTTCTCTAATAAGGACAAACACTCTGTCCTTAATTTGGTTAGTTGGATTTTTCATAATTTGATTTAATTAACGCTGCAAATATAAACAAAAAGGGTGAGTACAATTGTACCCACCCTCTTGTATAATCGGTTGTTACGATTAAGCGGTTTTGAACAAGAAGAAGTTGTTCGCGCCCAATGTGCACAATGCACGCTCAGACAAGAAGTTAACTCTCATTGCATCCAAATCGCTAGTAGAAGCACCACCGGCAGAACCAGTAATCCAAGTCTTGTAGCGACGGTTCTCAGTTTCGCTAGCGCGGTAACGAACGTGCAAGAAAGGACGCTTAGCGTTCTTACCCATCACCATGTCGTAAACGCTAGTAGAACCAGCAGGGACCAACACACCATTAACTTCACCACCAACGATACCACCACGCAAAGTTGCGTCGTTCAAGTATTTCCAGTCGGTCTTGTAGAAGTCATAACCACGCTTGAAACCTTTGAAGCCCAAGTTCAAGGCCATAGTTTCGTCGTTGTTGAACACACCGTAGCTAGTACCGTTAGCACCGTAGCTGTTCTGAGAAGCCAACATGTCGTCGATGTCGAAACCGAAGTTACGGTTAACGAACAACATGTTCTCTTGGATAGCACCCTGCTTGTCCAAACGCTGAATGATCGCGTCGAAGTCAGCCAATGTGCTTGGGTTACCACCAGCCCATACGTTACCGCGTTGCTCGATGGTGTAGAACAAACCTTTGGTACCCTTGTTTCCAACGTCACCAGTTACAGCGATAGCACCAGAACCAGTTTCAGCAGGAACACCTTCTACCATAGACATTTCCAAGTAGTCCTCGAAACGCAAACGAGTTTCGTGCTCAGACTTGATGTACCACAAGTAGCCAGTTGCACCATTCTCAGTAGTAACTTCTACCCATCCGATCTGAGCCATGTCAGAACCAGATACTTCGTAGTTGTCCTTGATGATGATAGGGCTGTTGTCGAAGATGCTGTCTTGAGCTTCCAAAGAACCAGACATACCGTTTGATCCTTTTTTGAATTCAGAACCATAAACGAAAGCGGTAGAAGCAACAGATACAGGGATGTTTTGTCCAGGACCATTGTAGTAAGCAACGGTGAAGGTCAAACCAGAAACGGCAGTAATGATAGCTTTGTCGCTTTGAGTACCACCAGAGTTGCGAGACAAGAACACAGTCTGACCTACGCGGAAGTTACATGCAGTAATACCTGCATCAGCAACAGTCCAAGTAGCGGTGTCAGAACCGGCAGCAGCAGCAGAAGTACAGCTTACATACTTGGTATGCAAACGACCTTGCTCTGCCCACTTGATCAAGTCAGAGTTAGAAGGCATCTCAGCACCAACTTGGCGCAAGAAAGATGCGATAGAGCGATTACCATAACGCTCGAATTCTTTCTCGTAAGTATCAGGAAGATACTGATTCAAGAAATCGAAGTTGGTAATGTAGTTTGAGGGTAAAGTTGCCTTTACGGACGAGGGGGTTATAGCAAACCCAGGACTCGCTTGAACTGATCCAGCCATAGTTTTTTAGTTTTTGTTTTTTGTTGTTTGTTATTTGTTACGCATTTTTATCTTTAGCCCGCTTCCGTGGTCACTGTCTAGCGCTACAACTTTAAACCCACTAGTTGGTGTTAACTGAGGCGTTGACCGAACGTCCATCTGGATGTTCTTTGACTCCTTAGCAACACTGTCTACCGCAGCGGCCATGCCTTGCTCATAAAAGTGCTTGGCAAAACCGTCGGGGTTCATAGCTACAGCGATAGCTCTGTGATATGCAGCAGCGTCCTTCACGTATCCATTCTCGTCTAAGAACGAACCAATGAACTTACTGATGTCAGATTGAGCTTTCTTCATTTGTTCTGGACTGCCAGGCTTAAACGAGATTTCTTTATCGTCGACCTTAAATTCAAAACCTTTGAACTGGTCGCTGAAAAGCTCTTCCGTTTTCTTGGCAAAGAACTCTGAGCGCTCTAACTGAGACTTCTGCACTTCCTCGGACTCTTTGGCATATCTTTTAAAAGCCTCGTACTCACCCTTCTCGTCATCAGAAACTAAGCCACCCCTTGACTCAAGAGGTATCTTGTATTGTTCCTTCAATTGATTGAAGTGGTCCTTGGCCTTAGCAAGATCTTTTTTCATTGCTAGCTTCTTTCTCTTGATTTCCTTTGGATCATCAAGATCTTCATCAAACTCGTACCTGCTTTCGATTTCAAACTTTACGTCTTCTTCATCGAACTCTGGGTTCTCTTGCTTGATGTAGTCAGCTAACAGTTGATTTGCAGGAACTGAATCGTAGTCCTTATTCAATTGAATAAAGTCTTCGATGCCTCGACCGGTCTCCTTCTTGTATTTCAAAAAGGCCGACACGTCTTCTGGAAGTTCCTCCGCATCTTTTCTCGCCTGGAACAAGTCATCAACAGAGTTGATTTCCTTGTTGTACCGACTCTTTAAGTATGTAAGAACGTCTTCGTCTCCGAGTTCCTTGGCAACTGGTGCCTCAGTCTCTTCGACTTTTTCTATTGTGCCATCAGACCCCACTACTGTGGTCTCTACTGGTTTTTCTTCGGAAGAGATGCCGTGCTTCTCTTCGTGTTCCTTTAGGAGTTGCTCTTCCACTTCTTGAACAGATTTCTGCTCCTCGAAGGCAACGTCCTTCACTTTAAATTCAGTTTGCATATTTAATTAGATTATTTCGTCACAAATTTACACAAAATAGTGACACACTATTTTGGCTCAAATCCAGCAAGGTCAAACCCGTCAAGGGTGTCCTCATTAGACTCGAAGTCTATCGGAGGAAGATTGTTCTTTCTTTGATCAATCAACTTTGACTGTTGAGTGTTCTGAATAGAAACCCTCTTATCTTTAGCCTCTTCTTTCATCTTGTCTTTCTCTGTAAGAACCTGTGACTCAAGACCCTTAAGTTGCATGTTCATCTGGAACTCTTGCTGCATTAATTGAAGTTTAATGCGAGCTTCTTGCTCCATTGTTTGAATTGCAAACATTGACTCTGCCTCTTTGATTTGAATCTTAGACTGAGTATCTGCCTGGATCTGTTGCATCTTGGCCTCGGCCGCTGCCTGTGTGGCTGCGATGTTAGAGTCAGACTGGAACTTAGACATCATCTGCTGCTTGTCCATGTCTCTCTTCTCCTTGTCCTTGCGCTTAACCTTCAACAATTGATTGGCAAGCTTCAAGTTCTTGATCTCCCGGATGTCGATTGCATCTTCCAGTGCGATCTGGTCTCTGCTCAATGCCATCTGAATGTTGGCCTCAAGCTGTTGCTTCTCTTCTTCGTCTGGAGAAACCTCGATGAAGATACCAAAGTTGTGCAGGTAAAGCTCCTTGATGCTGTCAAGAATCTGGATGTTGTACTTACCGATCTGGTTTGCAAACTCGTCTCTGAAGTCAGCGTACTCCAAGATGTCAGAGATACGGCAAGATAATGCCTCAGAGAGTCTGCGTGTGATAAATATACCGCCGTCGAGAATGTGTCTCGTGGCAGTATTCGAGTTAGCCGCAGCGAGCTTCTGTACGCCCACCAAAGCATCCGAGCTAGGCATAGACCCATCTCGTGCCTCGTTGAGGCCTGTAACGTCACGCAGCATGCTCATGTACTGGTTGTATGCTGCGATCAGACTAGATATTTTTCCTTGTGCGGCGCTAGAGTTTAATTCTTGAATCGGAACGCGTGCGTTGTTGAACTCACCGTCCTGTGTGTAGCTTCTTCCGATTACACTACCGGTCTGGAAGTACATGCGAAGAGCGTCCTCTGGGTTGTATGCGGCACCATTGCCCAAGTCAACCTCGTTGAGTCCGTCTGCATCGATGAATACACCGTCTGGTACCATCTTAGACAACACCTGCTGTAACTTGAGGTGCGTCATCTGAATCAAGTCGGCAAACGCTGTCATGCGTCGGCCCAATGACTCGATGGCTCCCTTGTACATGCGAGGGGCAACCATCACGTAGTTTGAGTACGCGAACTGTGACGCAGACTTTGGTCTGGCCATGTTCTTAGACATTTCCCACTTGATCAACTTGTTTGAACCAAGGACCATGATGCCCTCGTACCAAACGTCAATACGCTTCTCTACCTTCTCAAACCTTTCTTCGGTCTGGTCAGCTGGCGGGTTGAAGCCCTCGTCCTTGCGGATTACGCGCTCTCCACCGTTGTCGAGAAACTTCTTCTTGTATACAAATGTCTTGTCGGTCTTGTAGTTGAAGTACAACAGGGTAACCACGTCCTTGTCGAACAGGTCGTTCCTGTATGTACGCATCACGCCGTAGTAGTCCCACCACGCGGTGCCCAACTGTGAAATCTCTTCTAGTTCTTCCTTGGTGATGTCGGGCTTGATCTTGATTAACTCGGTGATCGGAACCTGTTTTACCTCACCCCAGTAGAATACGTCATCGAAGTAGGGTGACTCGGTGTAGCTGTAGACCACGTTGGCGGGATCGACATACTCAACCTTAACTCCGGCTCCTGGATAAAATGAATGTTTGACACCACCGATACCCAATGTGGTAAGGTCGTAGTCGACACGTTTTTTAGTGTCTGCATAGTTATTTTGTTCGAGTAGGGTGTTAATTGCTTCTTCTTCAGCGATCTCAATGCTTGGCTTGTACTTCAGCTGCATGTAAAGCTGCAACTCCTCGTCGTTTGACGGAAGCTCTTCCACGTTGGTGTTGAACGCGTCAACGCCAAACTGCTCCTTTGTCTGGAGCAAAAAGTCCTTAGCGACCATGTCGCCCTCAATCATGTCTTGGAACTGATTGCGCTTCTCAGCGGCCATCGCGTCTTGGGCGACTGCCTTTACAGAGAAATTTCGGTCGGCCATTCCATTAACAACAATGTCAATGAACTTCGGCATGATTGGAACTGGCGTCCAAGAAAGGTTAAGGTACGACAAGTCGCCATCGAATGACATCTCCTTCTTGTACTTCTCAACAGACTGTTCACCACGTGCATACAATCGAAGACGGTGAAACTCAATCCACTGGTTGTAGAACCTGCACGAGCCAGCGTCCTTACGGAACCACTCTGACTGGACAGCAAGTCCAACCTGTAGGCCAAACTCTTGGGACGCCTTTTGTGCGTCTGTGGCCAACTGACTTGGGAACGTCGTTGGATTGATTACTATTTTCGGATCTGTCATTATCTTATGAGCTCACTCTGAGAGCCTTTATTGTCGTATTGTGCAAATTTAAGGCTTATTTTTGACTTCTTTACCTCTGGAACATATAAATGTCTTTGCGTTGCCATTACGGCAAGACCAGAGCTAATAGATGCGTCATGCTTGGTACGATTGTTAATGTCAAATCGCGCCCAGTCCTCAAGAGTTCTGATGAATGGCATAACGCCCATCTCGTCTGACGGACGGTAAGTTCCCTCAAAATCAATGCCCACATACTTCTCGATGTAGCTCTCGATAGCGGCCGCGTGTGCCTGCTTCACGTCCTCGGACGTGTTCGGTATTCCACCAAGCTCCATCTCTGTCTTTGACAGCTTTGACACGTGCTTGTCTGGTCTGTTCATCGAGAACGCACGATAGCCCCTGTTCTTGAAGTGGTACAATAGACGTGGCTTGTTGTTCTCCACAAGGATCGGCATGCCATAGAACACGCACGCCATCAGCACGTCCTCGAAGAATATCTCTGCCGTCTGTGGTCTTGCGATGTACTCAAGGAAGAACTCGTTGGTCGGCCCCTCGTCCATGTGATACTTTGCTAGGCCGTGTAGCGATCCGTTAGAACCACCGCCCCCAACGGCGCCAGAGATGTCGTATGGGTCACACCCAAAGCAGCCCATGTGTTCGTTCCCCGGCTTGAACTTACCGTTTACACGCAGCACCCTGTTTCTCTTGTTAGAGTCTGGAATCCATGACACCAAGAAACGCCCGGTCCTGTCTGGAGTCCACACCACTTCAGAGTCTTTAACGCCGTCCTTCCAGTGAAATGATCCACGGGTGATGGACTGGATGCCGGCCATCGAGTCGTTGTAGTCGATCTGCTGGTATATCTTGGTAAGATTGAACAGAGATGACTTTGACTCGTCCCTAAACGCGTGTGACTCGGTGCGTGGGAACTGACGATAGAATTCGTTCAACGCGTCCGCGTCGCCCTTCAAAGCTGCAACTTCGTTGTCCCAGTACTCCACAACGCTCTGGTATATGTAGCCGCCGTCGATGCCCTTCACGGGCTCCTCTGGCTTCTCAAGCACCGGCCATCCGTGCTCGTCAATAAATCCTTCAAAGTTCCACTCCATGGGAATGAACAGAGAATAAAGACCGCTCTTTGTCTGTCCGTTATTACTTCTCTTCTTTGGGTCTGAGTCGTAGTACAGGTCCTTGAATCCAGATCCGCCCTTTTCAAGTGCATTAGACGTAGAGCCCATCATACACTTTCCGATGATCCTAGAACCAAGTCGAAGACACGTCTTTGTTACACGCCAGTTGTTTTCAATGTTATTCGGTGGTAGCCATTTACCGCTCTCGTCATGTACGAGTAGCTTCAGCTTCTCACCATCATAGCTGTTGTCAGCCGTGTTCTTCCAGTCGATAGACGTGTCAAGTCCCTCGATGTCCTCGTCGTTCTTGTCCATGTTCTTCCGCGTAATCTTCGACGCTGGAACACGGTAGCCAAGCTCTGTCTTTGGCTTGTCCATACCGTCCTGCACTGGCTTGAAAAAGAACGGGTAGTTGCTCGATATCGGCACCACCTTGTCGGTGAACATGATCTTGGCGTCGTTACCTGTCTTTGACAGAATGCCAAGCCTTGCGTTCTTTGATATCGTTGCCGTATTTACCAATTCAGCCGAGCTCATGAACGAGAATCCAGAACGACGGTTCTTCAAGTAGCACATCCCAAAGCAGCGAGTGTCGGCCTTGCACGCCTCCCAGAAGATAAAGAATATCCTGTTGGACTCACGGAACTCTGGAAGACCAACGTCAATCTTTGTCCACTGCAGGTACATGTAGTGCGTTCCCGTAATGTAGGTCTTCTGCTTTTTGTTGATGAACCAGTATCCGTTCTCGCGTCTGTCAAACTCTGTCTCGATGTAGTCAATCCACTTCGTCTTGAACTGGTTGTCGTACTTGTTCCAGTCGAACATGCTCTTGATCTTCGCAAGTTCTTTTGGGTATTCTTGTGGCATCCATCGTGCGTCCCTGTCCTCTACATTCGACGGGCGTGGCAGCGCGATCCTCAGTCCGTTGATCTCGTAGATCGGACCAATGGTTCCGTCCTTTGAGATGACAACAAAGTCATACTGCGGGTCGTAGCCGTATCTCCACGACTTCTCGATGTTCTTCTTGCTGAGGATGTCTGGCTTTACGACCTCCTTGAGTATCTGATACAGCTTTGTCATTTGGAGAACCTTTCAGCGAATCCCTTTTTAGTCTCAACGCCGGCCGGTGTCGCCTTCTCCTCTGGAGCCTCCAGCATGTTTCGCTCCTCCTGGATCCTCTTGAGGATGTCAAAGGCGTCCATGATGGCAAGCTTCTTGGTGGCAGCGGCGTTCTTCAGCTTGTCCGCAGACAGGTCCGTGTCCGTGTTGTTGGTCAGAATAGGCTCCTTGGCCACAGAGATGAGCTCATGAATAGCCCTCTCTGCCGCCTCGATGATCTTCTCTTTGAATTCTTTCTCCGTCATAACGCTACGCATATGTTTTTGCTCAACATCCGGTATAACTTCTCTCCGTCAACCGTGAACGGGTACTCGCTCTCTGGCTGGAAGCTTATCAAGTCTCCATCGTTGAGGCCCTTTGAGTACAGGTACTCGTTTCCGTACTTAAGGACACCAAGCAGTGGCTGTTCCCTCTCTGGGTCGACTAACACCTGGTCCTGTAGGTTGTCTACCGGTTTTACCATGCAGTACGGGTGTGGAGCTTTCCAATGTACGTCGTGCCTGTACAGGAAGTACTGCTCGTGGTCAACCAAGAATGTCTTGTCGCGGAAGTGTGACGGTCCGTACACCTCCTTACCACGCATGTCGAAGTATTTCCGAAATACGTTGTGGTGAACCATCAGTGTGTCACCGGGAACGATCTCCCCGGTGTATCCAATCGGAGTGGCGATGACCTTGGCAAACCTATTGGTTACCGTGTGGTCCTCCTTTGAGGCGCTCAGTACGAGGCCGTAATCCGTTGTGTTGTCGTAAAGCTTGTCGCCAACAGGCTCTACCACAAAGTAGAGCGGTGATTTCATTTTATTTAAAAGTCTATGTCGTATTCAATAGAGACTGGCATGTTACTGTTGAAAGACTTCCAAAGCAGTATACCAGAAGAGTTCTTGATCCATATCTCTATAGACCCTCCCTCACGCATGATGATAAGGTCAATGGTATACTCGCCACGCAGAACTTCCTGCCCATGAAGATAGTTCATGGCGTTCTTGTAGTCAGCACCTATTGAAACCTTACGTATAATCATAGCGCAATCCAGCCAGTCGACTTGTACTGGTACGTGCCCTCGGTTGCGTCGGTCTGGTAAACCAACTGACCCAACACTGGAGACACGATAGCAAGTCTTTGTGCTTGTGTAACTTTAGGAGCACCGGCTCCGAATGTGTATACAGCAACTGCGTCTACAGTTGTGTTTTTGGTAGACCCACCAGCTGGTGTGTCTGACATTAAAAGCTTTTCAGTACCCACCAAAGCGGTGTCTGTAGCGTAGTTATTAATATTGCCCATCTTTTATTTCTCCTGTGCTTAAGTCAATAGACACGCTTCCGTACTTTTCGTGCAGCTCAGACTGGAACTTGCCCAACTCTTCAGCTACTATTTCGATCTCAAACAGAGCGCTCTGTTTTTTTGTTTTCAACCTTGACATAGAAACCTCTATGTCTGCAATGTCCTCTTTCATTGAGCGTACTTTCATGTTCAATGCTTTGAGTTTTTCTAGTTCGGTAGATTCAAGTATTTTCATTTAAGTACAAATCTAATGATAATAATTAACAATAACAAGGTTCCTAGCGCAACTGCTAACGACTTCCAGAACGGATCGTTCTTGTAAGTTACCATAGGCGGAAGCTTGAACGGGATCTTTGTAGTAATTCTAACGGTGTCTGACTTGCACTTGGTGTAGACCTTGATTACATTGTCCCTTCTGATGACCTGTGTGAAGACAAAGCTATCCTCAAGCGTGATGGTGTCGTAGCATGTAGTAAAAAAGCTGTCGGTAAGTACACGCTCTTTTGTGACAAACTGGGTGTCATGAACAAGGACAGTGTCACCACCACTCAGCAGCGACGGGTCCTTCTTGATTGCACGCTTTAGATGCCAGCTTGCACTGCACGACGTAAGCAATAATATGGCAACAGCGTACTTGAGCATTACTTTTTCTTTTTCATTTTGGCGAACGCCATCTTTTCTTTGGCTTCTACTTTCTTGCCCTCTTTCTTTTCGTGCTTCATTTCAGCTTTCTTTGAGGTGTACTTTTCCATTCCACCGTACTCTGATATTTTCTTTTTCATAGTTTTAACTTCCTTTTATCCATCTTTTACTTGGAGACGCCGTCTTGCTCGGGCTCCACTTAACCTTGTCGGCCCAGTAAGCGGCAGACATCTTCCCTTTTGAAATATTCTTGGCGTGACGAGACTTAAACGCCTCGCGCTGGCCGGCTGTTTGGTTGGTCTTTACTCCCTGCTGCCCAAAGCGGATCGTCTTGATCTTGTCGCCCTCTTTGGCAACAACGATGTGTGACTTACTGGGATGTCCAGGAGTTTTCTTTGGCTTATTAAAGCCAGCTACTCCCGCCCTCTCAAGCCTGCTGTCCTTCATTTTTATTTGCGAATTTATCGATGCTTGTGAATCCAAGGCACGCGATCACCACAAACTCAACCGCAGACACTAGGTCCTTGCTTGGCGCGATATCCTCTGGGCTCAAGCTATTGTGTGCCATCGTTCCGAAAAGAATTAACGCACCAACGATCCCAACGACGCGCTTGGAAGAGACTTCTCCCTTGTCGCCCTTAAACATTTCTATTAACTTTTTCATTTATGCAAAGTTAAACAACATTTATAATAATCCCGTCTTCTATAACTATCGTTCTTGTCATTCCGATCATCTCCCCCTGGACAATTACGGCTCCCGTATACCCAACGACAGAAGTCAAAGCCCCAGAGTTGTATTTGACAGGGCCTTTGGCTGTTAGCCCAGGCATTTCGATTGATTGTGTTCTTATTGTTGGACCAGCTATAGGCCCGTCTGAGGACAAAGATCTTGACGCGTGTATTGATCCTCCTGCGAATAAATTTCCAAAGTCGTTTATTTTATTTGCGACACACGGAAGAGACTCAACAACACCCCCAGATAGTCTAACCCTTTCACTGTAGTCAACAGATGAGTAGCTAGACGACCCATAGAGAACAGAGTTTTCAGATATCTGCTCTCCTCCAATTACACTTATGTCCGTTAGGAACTTTTTCATTATGCCACCTTTGTTACCAAAACCCTCAATGTATTAGCGGCCTGAGGCAAAGCAAACCCAAGGGTAACTACATTCGTATTGGTTCTAACAACATCGCACTCTACGGTTGCGCCACTTGATATCTCGTAAATTTGAACCATAACGTCTAAAGATCCAAGATTATGAATTACAACCATACTATTGGCTGGCGAAGATGGGCCAGTCGCTGCGTAGTTCGTAGTTCCAATTATATTAGCAGCCATTTCGGCCGCAGTAAGGTACTGCACGACTCCAGAATTTGCTACTAGATACTGATTTCCAGAGTATGCGCCTCCTGCAGGAGTTATAGATCCAATGTGAAATGGCTTGTCTACGGTGGACCAATATCCAAGACTTTCCTTCCACAAGAAAGACACGTTTGGAGATGTGCCCCTCTCTACTTCTATACCCGCGTCCTGTGTTGGAGTTCCAACCTCGTCTTTGTTTAGGATAATAATGTTGTCTCCAATCTCTACGATATTTGAATTAATGTAAGTTACGTTACCGTTTACGGTTAAGTTCCCTCCAATAGTTACCGTAGTTCCATCGTCTGTGATGGTTGAGTTGGCAAAACCAGTTCCGTTCCACTTTGTTAAGTAGTTGTTAGTCAATGATGCCGCGCCATTAACCGCAACGTTGTCAGCATTGACCGTAATTCCCAGCCCCGCTCCGACATTTAGAGTTGTTGACCCGCCAAGAGAAACAGACCCGCCATCTATAAGCCCAGATCCTGCGATTATAGACAGGGACGAATTCACGAGCATGGCGTTTGTTATTCCGCCATTTTTTACAAACAATTGGTTAGAGCCGTTTATCCCAATAGAAGAGTTGTCGTAAACGGTTCCTATTGTCAAGTCCCTTGTTCCTGTTATCGATATACCTACACCCGCCGTCAATGACCTTAAGTCGCCCCCAACGTCAACCCATGTAGTTCCGTCCCAGTAATAAATAGACTTGTCGCCAACACTACTGTCGTAATATATTTGACCCTCTACCGGAGATGATGGTGGTGTGGCAAGATTTTGAATTCTTGCATTTTGTAATTCGTTTTGGTTTAAGTCTATGGAGACTAAAAATTTCTTTGCCATGTTAGTTTAGATATGCTTTTCCTGAGAATGGGGACGAAAATGTTATTGTTAAGTTACTTTGGTCTGTGTAATGAACATCTCCGATGACGTCATTATTTGCAGAGTCAACTACGCTTACAGATGGAAATTTATTTAATGTGTGTGCTATATTCCATGTGCTTGCCGGGGCTCCTTGCGTATAGGTGTACGTTTCTGGCAACATTGTCTCGTTTATCCAAAGGCTAGTGGCCGAGTCGTAAGACAATACTTGATTGTTTTGTGGTGACGTTATTTTTACGTCGTGAAGCTCGTACAGCTCGTACCCGTTTTGAATATTAACCTCGATCACGCCCTGTGTTGGGTGAGACCTTACAACAATACCTACGTATACTAAGTGGGCTGGTGCTAGTTGCTTTACGGTTGTGTACCCTCCTGGTATGGTAGAGCTGAGGTATAACTGAGTGCCCTCAGCTATGGCCTGCGTGTCTAACCCTGCTAGCTTGCCAACCACTACGACAAATCCGTTGTTGTTGTTTGTAATATCGTCTCGCACAAATCCAAATGTCTGTGCAGACGTGGCATCTCCGGTTGCAATTGCTTTTGTTATTGTTGGTAAATTTCCGTGAGCTCCGTTGATGTATATAACGGTGCCCCTAGTAATGGTGGAGCCGGTTTGGTTGTATACCTCTGTGATTAATGTTGTTGAGCTAGAAGCCGGGATTGGCCCTGCAAGAGATATTGTTACGTCGCCCTGTCCGGTCGATGGGCTTATTGTGATATTGTCTCCTGCAATAATTTTAGATACGTAACTTGCGTTTACACGCTTTAATATATAGTCTATAGACTTCCTTACGTCAACTAGATACTCGGAATATTTGGTAGGTGGTCTAAACACCCTACAAATATACGGCTTTACTTTTTAGTTGACTTGCCATTCGATCCCTGCCTGGCGCGATTTTTTGACTTGTTTTCAAGCACCATCTTGCCTGACTTTGTGTGAGACAGGTCCATAGACTTTCTCTTGCCATAGATACCTCGCTCGCGTGCCTCTGCGTTTAGCTCAGCGCGATACGCACGTCGTTTGGGGCTTGACTGGTAGGCCTTCTCCTTTGAGTAGTCCCTGCCGGTTGCTTTGTTGCTGCCCGCCCTAGTATTTTTTCCTGTAATCTTTGCCATCCAAGTACTCTCCTATAATGTATGAAATTCCTATTGTAAAGGTAATAAATAAAACCCCAAACAAGAAAGTCTCCATCATCGCTTCTTTACATTGCTTACCCGCGATCCCATGCCGACTCTTGACTTCTCGGCTTTCTTTGCTGCGAGCTTCGACGGGCTCATTTCTGTCTTGGTTACCGGCGTCTTTGACGACACTCGCTTTGACGGGCGGCAGTACTCGTTAGACCCACCTGAACCGCATGCCTTCCCGCTTTTGGTATCTACCCACTTCTCCTTGCCCCAACGCTTCAGGTCAGCACCGGCCTTTGTCTTCTTGACAGAGCCAGATGCCTTGCGGCACTTAGCAATGGCCTGTGACGCCCTCGCGGACGGGAACACGGCGTACTGTGCCTTGACCTTGGTGTAGCAAGCGTCTTTCATTATCCTTGTCCCTTGTAGGGCTTACGATAGTTCTTAGAAGTCTTAAGAGAAGAGTTTTTCTTCTTTGACACGACGCCTGGACGCTTGATGGATGCCTTTGGCTTCCACTTCGCTGCCTCTTTTGTTGATTTTACTTTTGCTGCCATAGGTACATTCTGAAATAGTCGAACTCTTCTTTTCCGCCTTCCTCGACGTAGTTGAGATAAGCGTCGTATGCAGGGCCGGTCATTTTAATCTCCTCGATGGCTGTGTCAAGTCCCGAACTAATCATTTTAGCTGCTAACATCTCTGACTTTTTCTCAGCAGCTACTACCGCCTCTTTGAGGTCGGCCTTCTCCTGTTGCTTTTGTGCAACAAGTGCTGCACTTTTAGACTGTGCCATCTGTGTAACCTGCGAGGCCATCTGTAAGTTGCTCTTGATCTTAGCCATCATTACCTCGATTTCGTCGACCGGTGGTGCCGAAATAGCCCCAACAGGAAACGCTAGCTCTATGGCGAACAAAAACGCAAATAAGGCGATTAGAGCGTACCTCATAGCTTTTTGACGGTATTTATAATCCGAAGCTCAGTTATTGCAGCAGAGAG